AACTGGGAGCAATTTAAAGGCTCCACAACCTAAAGGCGGTGCTCGAAAAGACTCTTTTTGCGCACGCATGAGCGGCGTTGTAGAACATTCAAAAGGGGATGCACCACGCGCTAAGGCATCGCTGAAGCGGTGGGACTGCCCCGGTTGGTAGAGAAAAAGGACAGACATGGCTTATTCAGAAACCGTCGGAATGACCGTTATCAACGTCCAGACGCTGATAGATCACGGTGCTCGTCGGTGCGGTAAGTTAGCCGAAGAATTGACCTCTGAGCAGGTTTTGTCTTCGCGCCAATCTCTTTTCTTTCTTTTGTCCAACCTTGGCAATAGAGGCATTAACTATTGGGCAATCAGCAAAAAAGTTTTTGGTTTGAACGAAGATCAATACATTTACTCTATGCCATTGGGTTGTATTGACGTTTTGAACGTGCTTTACCGAACAATGAATCGCCCAGACGGTGCATATACGTCCTCAGCAGGCGGTGTGGTAGCAAATGTGTACGATGGGAATGTTGATACATACTGCCAACAAACGTCTACAAATGGCAATATTGCAGTCAATTTTGGCTCTAGCAACCCCATTTATATTGGCTCAATTGGCTTTTTACCCTATGTATCTGGTGGCGGGTCAGCTACTTGGTCTATTGCCTTGGAATACTCTACAGACAATTCAACATGGTCAATGTTGGATGATTTGGGAACCATTGTGGTTTCCGACAACGAGTGGGTGTGGACGGATATAGACCCCGGTCAATCTGTCGGTTACTACCGCATTCGCGCCTATACAAACACAACATTGGCGTTGCGTGAGTTGTATTTTGGGAATAACTCCCGCGAGATTCAAATGTCACGTCTAAATCGCGATGACTACACAAACTTGCCAAACAAAAACTTCACGGCTAATCAGCCCTTTCAGTTTTGGTTTGATCGCACAATTCCTCAACCTACCGTCTACCTATGGCCTACCCCCAGTGATCCGTTTGTTCAAATGACTGTTTGGTATCAGCGCCAGATCATGGACGTTGGTGCTTTGACAGACGAGTTAGAAGTTCCACAGCGTTGGTATGAGGCTGTCGTGATGATGCTGGCTCACCGTATGAGCCTTGAGTTACCACAGGTTGGAATGGATCGTGTTAGCTATCTTGAGAAGATGGCTGAAAAATATTTGTTTGAAGCGGAACAAGAAGAGCGCGACAAGTCGCCAATCTACTTTGCTCCGAACATTAGTGTGTACACAAGATAATGCCAATTTTTCTTGACACTGTAGGTCTAACGTCGGTTGCCATCGCGGTGTGCGATAGGTGCAAGATGAAGGTGCCTTTTGTCACGTTGGTGGCGGACGGAAACTCGCCGGGTCTCCGAGTCTGCGCTGAAAGAGGGTGCAGGGATGTGCTTGACCCCTATCGACTCCCAGCCAGAAAGACTGAGCGCATTAACTTAAGATTTCCACGCCCTGATGTCAGCGTTGCCGCAGGTGACAACTTCTTGATGACAGGTAGTCAAAACCTTGATGGTTCGAGCCAATTCCAAATTTCCACGGAGCAGAACACTCAGACTCCCACAAATACTGGAAATAAAGATACGATTGCTCCGAACCCTCCAGACAATACGAGTACATAAATGTCAGCACAAGTAACCATTACCCAACTGCCAGCGGCTGGTGCTATTACAGGCACTGAGTCGGTTCCTATTGTCCAAAATGGCGTGACGGTACAGACGACCACGGGTGCAATTGCCGCTTCGCCGACCCAAACGTACACCTATTTGACGGTCACTCAAACCCCTCAGTTGGCTAACAGTCGATATGTTGGCGTGACCAATGGTTTGGTGATTACTGATGGCGGATCGCAAGGACTCTTCAATATCAGCACTACAGGCGCTTTATTGTCCTTGGTGAACTCTGGTACTGGAATACAGGTAAAAACGTCAGGAACGACCGTTACGGCACGTTCTATAGCGGTTTCTAACGCAGGTTTGTCAATTACTGATGGAGATGGGGTTGCTGGTAACCCAACTCTTTCATTAAGTGGATTGCCTTTGAACTTGGCAAACCTAACTGGTGCTGGGATGCTTGCCATCACAAGCGGCGGAACTAGCATCAATCCAAGGGTACTTACTGGAACAGCAAGTCAGATCACGGTAACAAATGGCGATGGTCAGTCGGGTAATCCAACATTTTTGATTGCGGATAACCCAACATTCCCCGGCACCTCAGCGATGACCGTGACAACTGGAACCTCTGCCCAGCAACCAGTTGGTGCTAGTGGTCAGATGCGTTTTAACTCTGACACGCAAACATTTGATGGTTATGCCTCTGGAACATGGAGACAGTTTTCCCTTGCTGGTGGCGTGACAACATTTAGCGCAGGATCAACTGGATTTACCCCTGTTTCCCCCACTTCTGGTGCTGTTACCCTTGGCGGTACGCTTAATGTTGCAAGCGGTGGTTCTGGTGCAAACACACTGACTGGTTACCTTATTGGTAACGGAACAAGCGCATTTACCGCTTCAGCAACGATTCCTACAACGGCTTTATCTGGGACTGTCACTAACGCCCAACTTGCTAACAGTTCGGTTACTTACAACGGTATTACTGTTGCTCTTGGTGCTTCAGGAACAATTACTGCAAGCACAACAAGCACATTGACCATTGGTACTGGATTGTCTGGTACTTCGTTTAATGGTTCTTCACCCGTAACGATTGCAATTGACTCGACTGTTGCTACGTTGACTGGTACGCAGACACTGACCAACAAGACGATTAGTGGTTCAAGCAATACGCTGACAGACATTGCCAACGCAAGCCTGACCAACTCATCTGTAACTGTTGGAACTACGGCAATTGCTTTGGGTGCATCTAGTTTGACGCTAGGTGGTCTGACTTCTGTTGCGGTCACTCAAGACCCTGTAAGTGCTTTGCAGTTAGCAACCAAACAGTATGTGGATGCGGTTGCTGAAGGTCTTCATGTTCATGCATCTTGCGCGGCGGCAACCACTGGAACTCTTGCCTCGATTACTGGCGGCACGGTAACTTACAACAACGGCACGGCTGGTGTTGGCGCTACCTTGACCTTGTCGGTCGCTTTGACTGTTTTGGATGGTTATACGCTGGTTAACGGTGACCGTGTTTTGGTCAAGAACGAAGTTGCCAGTGCTAACAACGGCATCTACACATGGGCAACAGGCGGCACGGTTTTAACTCGTGCAACTGACTTTGACACTGCGGCTGAGATGGCAAGCGGTGACTTTACGTTTGTTACCTATGGCACGTTATATGCAAATACTGGTTGGGTGCAAACTGATCCAGTGACTGTTGTTGGTACAAGCCCTGTAACGTGGATACAGTTCTCTGGTGCTGGCTCATACACAGCAGGAACTGGTCTTACTTTAACTGGTACTCAGTTTAGCATTACCAATACAGCAGTAACTGCTGGTGCGTATGGTTCAGCTACTCAAGTTGGTACGTTCACAGTCAATGCACAAGGTCAATTGACTCTTGCAGGAAATACCACAGTGACTCCAGCGGTAGGTTCTATCACTGGCTTGGGTACTGGTGTAGCAACATTCTTAGCGACACCTTCGTCAGCAAACTTAGCGGCGGCGGTAACCGATGAAACTGGTTCTGGTGCTTTGGTTTTTGCAACAAGCCCAACATTGGTGACTCCTGCGCTTGGAACGCCTTCTGCGGCTGTTTTAACGAACGCTACGGGTTTACCTATTAGTACAGGCGTGTCGGGCTTAGGGACTGGAGTTGCAACTGCTTTGGGAGTCAATGTAGGCTCTGCTGGCGCTTTTGTGACGTTCAATGGCGCGTTAGGTACACCAAGTTCTGGTACGGTTACAAACCTAACGGGTACTGCATCAATTAACATTAACGGTACTGTTGGTGCTACAACACCTACAACAGGAAACTTTACAACTGTCACTGCCACCACAGGCATTTTTGGGGGAACATTCTAATGGCACAAGCAGGCTACACGCCCATATCTCTCTACTACAGCACCACTGCGGCGGCTGTACCAACTTCTGGCAACCTTGCTTCAGGTGAGTTAGCAATCAACATTACTGATGGCAAGCTGTACTACAAGAGCAATGCTGGTGTAGTTACTCTGCTTGCTGGTGCAACGTCTGGCCCTGCGGGTGGCTCCAACACTCAAGTGCAGTACAACAATTCTGGCGTATTGGCTGGAATTACTGGCGCTACAACCAACGGTACAGCATTAACTCTTGTTGCTCCTATTCTTGGGACACCTGCATCAGCAACTTTAACCAATGCAACTGGTTTGCCTCTGTCTACTGGTGTGACTGGAACTTTGCCTGTCCTCAATGGCGGTACTGGACAGACATCTTATACAGATGGTCAATTGCTTATTGGTAACACTACTGGCAATACGTTGACAAAAGCAACATTGACTGCGGGTAGTGGTGTAACTATTACCAATGGTTCTGGTGCAATTACCATCAATGCAACAGGTACTGGCGGTGATGTGGTTGGCCCAGCCTCTGCTACGGCTAACGGTATTGCACTGTTCAACAGCACAACAGGCAAGTTGATTAAAGACTCAGCCGCATCTGATGGTTTGATCTATGGTCTGACTGTTGGTCGTGGTGGTGGTGCTATTGGTACTAATACTGCGTTGGGTATTAGTGCTTTGGCCTCTAATACAACAGGACTAAGAACTGTTGCTATTGGACAAAATTCATTATTTACCAATACAACTGGTAATAGTAATGTTTCTATTGGCTATAACGCCATGAGGCTCAACCAAAGCGGTCAAAGTAATACTGCCATTGGAAGTAATTATAATTTTGCTGGAGCATTGGAAAACAACACAACAGGTTCATTTAATGCCGCTGTTGGAGAAGGCGCATTAGGGGCAAACACAACTGGAAGCAACAATACTGCTTTAGGTGTTTCAGCACTCCAATCCAACACCACAGCATCTAACAATACAGCAGTAGGCTACCAAGCGGCTACTGCAAACACAACTGGTACAAGTATCGTTGCCGTTGGTTATCAAGCGTTAGATTCAAACACTACTGGTGTGGATAATACTGCACTTGGTTTTCAATCATTACAAGCAATTACCACAGCATCTTACAATACTGCCGTAGGGTATCAGTCTCTTTACACCAATACTGGTGCTGGAAACACTGCTGTTGGCTGGTCTGCACTTAAGGCAAATACAACAGGAACTAACAACACTGCGGTGGGTGGGTCTGACCCTGCTTCTTACTTTAACGCTTTGAATGCAAACACCACGGGTAGTTTTAATAGTGCTTTTGGCGGAACTGCTCTTAAGAGCAATACAACTGGTAGCAACAATACGGCAATTGGAAATTTTGCGCTTCAAGCCAACACCACCGCAGGAAACAACACGGCTGTTGGTTATCAATCTGCATTTAGCAACACAACTGGTACGGGTATAAATGCTTTTGGCTTACAAGCACTAAACGCAAACACTACTGGTACTAACAACACCGCACTTGGAACGCAAGCCCTTTACTCCAACACCACCGCATCTGACAACACGGCTGTAGGTTATCAGTCTTTATATACAAATACTACTGGCCCGGGTAATACTGGTGTAGGGTATTATGCTTTAAGGCTTATGAACACAGGCGGATATAACACAGCCGTTGGAAATTATGCGCTTCAAGCTACCACTGGTTCAGGAGCTACTGCTGTTGGTTTTGGAGCATTAGGGGCAAACACTACTGGTGCTGGTAACACTGCGGTTGGATTTAATGCGCTTACTGTAAATACCACTGGAGAAAATAACGTAGCAATTGGTTATCAGGCGGCTACTACAAGTACCACGGCAAACAATAATACTATTGTTGGTCATCAGAGTGGTTACTTTAATTTAAGTGGTTCGGCAAATACGTATCTTGGTTATATTGCTGGTTATACAAATAGCACTGGTATTAGCAACACATTCGTGGGTCGTAGTGCTGGAACCAGCAACACTAACAGTCAAAACACAGGTATTGGTCGTGATGCACTTCAAGCCAATACAACAGGTGCTAATAACACTGCCGTTGGAAGTAACGCACTTTACTCAAACACCACCTCCTCTAACCTCACTGCTGTTGGTTATCAAGCTGGTTACACTAATATAGCTGGCACAAATGGAACATACATTGGTTACCAAGCAGGATATACAACAACTGGCTCTGGTTTTGTTGCTGTTGGTTACAAAGCTGGATATGTTAAATCTGGCTCTGATAGTTTTTCCTCAGTAATGGTGGGTAATGAAGCGGGTGTAGCAACTACATCTGGCCTAGATAACACTTTTGTAGGCGGTTTTGTTGCAAGAGCAAATACTACTGGGTCAAGTAATACTGCGTTAGGAACTGCCGCACTTTACAGCAACACTACAGCATCTAACAACACTGCTGTTGGTTATCAAGCCGCTTACACCAATACAACTGGAACTTCGTTAACAGCACTTGGTCATCAGTCACTTTACACAGCCACATCAGGTGCGGATGGTTCTACTTCTGTTGGTTTTCAAGCGTTACAGTTAAATACTACAGGTCAAAATACTGCTGTTGGTTTTACTGCATTAAATAAAAATACAACAGGTACGCAAAATGCGGCTTTTGGCGGCGGTCTTTATGGTTCTACAGGCGGCGCTTTATATAACAACACTACAGGATCAAACAATACTGCATTAGGCGCACAATCGCTCTACTCCAACACCACAGCCTCATACAACACTGCTGTTGGGTATCAGGCTGGTTATGCAACAATCACAGGCGCACAAAACACATTTATTGGTCGCATATCAGGACTAAACACAACTAGTTCTGCCAATACTTTTGTTGGTGATAATGCTGGTCAATCAGTAACTACAGGTGCAAATAATACAATCCTTGGCTGTTATTCAGGAAACGCTGGTGGCTTAGACATTCGCACATCAAGCAACTACATCGTGCTGTCTAATGGGAATGGTGCTCCAAATATGTACTTCAACGGCACGGATTGGTTTGATGCCGCTGGAAAACTCAGAGCCGTCCCACAATCAGGCTCATCTAAGACAGCCTCATACACACTGGCTACAACCGATGTAGGTGAGTACATCTTGCTTGGCGCAAGCGGTGCGATTGTGATTCCTGATGCTACCTTTGCGGCTGGTGACATCATCACCGTCTTTAATAACACCGCCAGCACAGCAACAATCACTTGCTCAATCACAACGGCGTACATTGCAGGCACATTCACTGACAAAGCCACGATGACCTTGGCGGCGGCAGGTGTAGCAACTGTATTGTTCATCACCAGCACCCTGTGTGTTGTTTCAGGAAACGTGACCTAATATGAGTTCAACACAGCAACTACTACTGGGCGAAGGCGCAGGCGGTGGAGCCGCACCTGTTTACATTGAGGATGTGTTTTCAACGTATCTTTACACGGGTACTGGCGCAAATCAAACCATTACCAACGGAATCAACTTGTCTGGTAAAGGCGGTTTGGTATGGCTAAAAAGTCGATCCTCGAGTGTCTACAACCATTTTTTAATGGATACAACCCGTGGGGTGCAAAGTGAGTTGTCTACCAATAACGCAGATTTTGCAAACACAGCTAATGTTGGTTCTGACCTGACGGCATTTACTAGCACCGGGTTTACACTTGGCCCTGTAGATAAGTCAGGACTAAATAACAGCGGTTCATCTCAAGTGTCGTGGACATTCCGTGAAGAGCCGAAGTTTTTTGATGTTGTAAGCTACACAGGCACAGGAGCAAACAGAACAATTGCGCATAATCTTGGCTCAGTACCCGGATGTATTATTGTTAAACAAATAGCCCCCAATTCAACAAATTGGCAGGTGTACCACCGGAGTCTTGCAAATACGCAGTACATGGTGTTAAATGACACGGCGGCAGTTGCCACTGGCGCTACACGTTGGAACAGCACAACACCAACGGCTTCTGTTTTTAGCCTTGGAACTGCTACAACTGTTAATGATTCTGGTAGTACTTATGTTGCCTACCTATTTGCCCATGATGCAGGGGGGTTTGGTGCGGCTGGTACAGACAATGTGATTTCGTGTGGGTCGTTTACACCTAGTAGTGGTGTAGCAACAGTTAACCTTGGGTATGAACCTCAATGGTTGTTGTGGAAAAAATCATCAGGCGCAGATGGTTGGTCACTTATTGATAATATGCGTGGTTGGACTGCAAATTCTGGTTCGCAAAGACTTTATCCAAATACAACAGATGCAGAGGAAAGTTTTGGCGCATTTATGAATTTGACATCAACTGGATTTGCTACTGCAAGTTTTGGCGCTGGTGACTACATCTACATAGCCATTCGCAGAGGCCCGATGAAAGTGCCTACGAGTGGGACGAGTGTTTTTGCGCCTGTGGTTTATGCGGGTACTGATACCACTACAACTGTCACTACAAATATTGTTCCAAGCCTAACCATTGTTAAAGGAAGTAGTAATGATTCTTCTTGGTATTGGACAGATATGTTGCGTGGTTCAACAAAAAATTTGCGGTCAAACACTACCGGTGCTCAACAGTTTGATGGAACAGTTACTCCAATAAACACCGGTTTTATATTAGGTGTTAGTAATGGATTTACTAATGCGGGTGTAAGTTTTATTTCATACAGTATGTTACGTGCGCCTCAATTTTTTGATGAGGTTTGCTACACAGGAACTGGAAGTGCAACGACATTTACGCATAACTTGACTGTTGTACCTGAATTGATGATTGTAAAGCGCACAAGTGCCGTTGCTGATTGGGCTGTATATCTTTCTGCGCTGGGTAACAACAAAGCTTTGAATTTAAACCTTGATACTGGTTCATCAACAACTACAACCTATTGGAATAGCACTACTCCAACTTCTTCTGTGTTTACAGTAGGGACAGCCACCCAAACAAACGGCTCTGGCTCTACTTATGTTGCCTATTTATTTGCAACTTGCGCTGGTGTCTCTAAAGTAGGCTCCTACACAGGTACAGGATCGACACAAACTATTAACTGCGGTTTTACTGGTGGTGCTAGATTTGTAATGATTAAAAGAGCGGATAGTATTGGAAATTGGCCTGTATTTGACACTGCCCGTGGAATGGTTTCAGGAGATGACCCCGTATTGTTTATAGATTTTACTGGGCCTGAAGAAGGTGGCGTAACCGTATTTACGGTAACAACAGGATTTCAAGTTTCAGGAACAACTCAAGTTAACGCCAGCGGCGGCACATACATCTTTTTGGCAATCGCATAAGGAATAATCATGGAAATACGAATTCGCGCAACAGGTCAAGTGCTTCTCCAGCACGAATGGGAAAAGTGGGTTGCACAGACTTACGCCAAGTCATTAAGCGGTATCACCGAAGAGGCGGTCAACAGGTTTGAGTCAGACATAGTGTTTGAAGGCCCACAAGCTACAGGTGGTACGGTATACCAATATAGCCAACGTGATGGCGTTGAACAGATTGACGGCAAGTGGTACACCAAGTACATCCTTGGCCCCGTGTTCACAGATGGCGAGACAACTGCCGCTGAACAAGAAACCGCCTACAAAGCTACCAAAGACGCAGAGCAAGCCGCAAATGTACGCAAGCAACGCACTGAAATGCTTAATGACTGCGACTGGACACAGATTGCCGATAGCACCGCAGACAAAGCTGTTTGGGCTACATACCGCCAAGCCCTGCGTGATATATCATCTCAAACTGGTTTCCCTTGGTCAATTAACTGGCCTACCCAACCTTAAACAGGAGTAACTATGACTACTTTTACAACCAAAATCACAGCAATGTACACCCTGCAACAGCCTGATCCTAATTATGTCGTTAACGCGATCTGGGAAGTCACAGGCGTGGACGGTGCTAATACTGCCTCTATCGGTGGCAACACGCAGTTCAACTCTGCTGACCAAGTGGGTGCATTCATCCCTTACGATCAGTTGACAGAAGCCACCGTCATTGGTTGGATTCCAGCCGAAGCCATTACAAGCGCACAGCAGTGTGTGCAGGGACAACTGGATTCAATGGCGAACCCGCCTGTTTCTCCTGCCGATACAGCTTTGCCTTGGGCGTAAGTTAACGGGAAGCCACCACCCGATCTTGGTGGCACATTAAAGGAAACATCATGGGAAACGAAAAAAAGACCCCTGTGACAATCGACGGCGTAGATTACAAGTTTGAAGACATGACACAGCAACAGCAGATGTTGCTTAACCATGTTGCCGACTTAGATCGTAAGTTGGACTCAGCACGATTCAATGTGGATCAGTTGCAAGTAGGCAGAGATGCCTTCTTCAGAATGCTGAAGGATTCGTTAGAAACGCCGCAAGAGGCGGTTTCTGATGTAGAAGCAAAGTAAGAACCAGCCACCTTCGGGTGGCTTCTTCAAGGAATTTTATGGAATCGGTGGATACAAGATTGGCTGTACATGAAGCTATATGCACAGAGCGGTACAACAGTATCGACCGATCCTTGCGCGATGGGGACAAGCGCATGACGAAGATTGAGTACCTCTTGTATGGGGTGATTGTGTGTGTGTTGTTTGGCCCCGGCGTCGCTGGCGAGTTAGTCAAAAAGATTTTGGGTTTGTAAATGCCAGA